CTTATGTCGGGCCGTATACGCCGGTGCTGGTGTGGCCACAAGATGAACTACCTGAGGACGAATGAGGACACGCAATGGCGATCACTAAGGTATTCGGGCCCCCCGGCGCAGGCAAGACGACCTACCTGCTCAACATCGTTGAATCCGAGCTGGAGGACGAGGTGCCCTCCCACAGGATCGGCTACTTCGCCTTCACCAAGAGGGCCGCCATCGAGGCCAAAGAACGGGGCATGCGCAAGTTTCCGCACCTCAACCCCGACACCGACTTCCCCTTTTTTCGCACGCTGCACAGCCTTGCCTTTCGTTGCCTGGGCATCGGCACCAAGGACATGATGGCCCCAGAGAACTACCACGAGTTTGCCTGCGAGGCAGGCATCCAGATCAGCGTGGATGTCATGGCCGAAGAAGATTTCATGGTCAAAACCGATCACCCCATCCTGAACGAGATCAACATCGCACGGACCAAGGGCCTGGACCTGCGCGAGCACTACAACCGCTCCAGGATCGAGATTGAGTGGCACTACTTCGAGTACATCGAGCGCGCCTACCGGCACTACAAGGAGTCGCGCAACCTGCTGGACTTCACCGACCTGCTGGAGCGCGTGGTAGAGGACCCCGACCGGCTGCCAAAACTGGAACTGGTGATTGTCGATGAAGCACAGGACCTGTCTAGGCTACAATGGAGGCTTGTTGAAGCCCTATCAAAAAGGTGTAGCCGCATGTATATCGCAGGAGACGATGACCAATGTCAGCCAGAAGGAACAAGAATTTTAACTACCGAGGGGGAAGTTCCGATTGAGCACCTGGACCCCGCCATTCATCGCCTGATTTCTTACGACCGAAATGGTTCGTATGTGGTGGGCCATCGACGCGGCTACTCGTTTGAAAAGGCGGTGAGGCCCTACACAGGAGTGCTTTACTCCGTGAAGACGCACGGAACCCGCTCAAGCTACACGGGAAATCACCGGTGCATCGTTAGGTGGAAGCCTATCGAAGAAGTGTCGGACTTGCGGGTGGTGTACTTGATGCAGAAAGGGGCTCATTTCCGCATCGGGCAGTGCCAACTTTTCAGGGCCGATGGGTGTGTGCACGCGTGGGTCCGGGCCCATCTAGAACAAGCCGACCGGATGTGGTTTATCAAAACAGTGCGAACGCCTAAAGAGGCTTTTTACTGGGAGAACCACCTCTCGTACAAATACGGGATTCCACAGACCGTTTTTAAGAACACGGCGGAGGGGTGGCAGGAGGCGGTTGACCGGCTGCACTTGGGGCTCTCCACAGGGGCTCCCGCCTCTCAGCTCTTGCGCGATTTTGGGCTCTGCGAGAGCTACCCAATCTATGACAGAAGCATCATCTCGCAGCGACGCAGGGGCTCTCGGATTTTTGAGACTTGGGCCTGCAATCTGATGCCAGAAGCGATGAGGCTTGCTCACCTGGAGGGCAGCGCCATTACCTGGAATGGTTTCACGCTTGAGACCAGCCGCCACCAAGGGCCGGTGTATTCACTGCAAGTAGAAAAGCATCATAACTACTTTGCGGATGGGATTCTGACTCACAACTGTATTTACGCTTGGGCTGGCGCGGACGTGAATACCTTCTTGTCGTTCCCGGGAAACGTGATTGTCCTAGACAAGTCGTATCGAATACCCTTATCTGTCCACCGGCTCGCGAACCAAGTGGTGCACCGCATCAAAAAACGTCAGCCCAAGGTCTGGCGCGCCCGCGAAGAGGCGGGAAGCGTGCAGTACTACAACGACTGGCAGCAGGTGGACATCACCCGGGGCGACTGGCTGGTGCTGGCAGCGGCCAACTACATGCTCTCGGAAATGCACGACTGGCTCAAGAGTCAAGGGCTGCTGTTCGAGCGCCACGGACAACGGTCCATCCCCGAGAGCGTGCTCACGGCCGTGGTGGGTTGGGAGCGCCTCAGAAAGGGCGCAGAGGTGGACTACCCGACGCTGAAGACGATCTACAAGTACCTGAGCACCCATGGCGTCAAGCATGGTTACAAAGGCCTCAAGACAGCCAGCGTCGAGGGGATGTACACCATGGACCGGCTCAAGGCCGAACAGGGCCTTTTGACCGACGCGATCTGGCACGAGGCGCTGACCAGGATTGCCGAGGACAGGCGCAACTACATCATCGCGCTGCTGCGGCGCGGCAGCAAGATCACGGGCCGCGCATCCATCAAACTGTCCACGATCCACGGGGCCAAAGGCGGCGAGGCGGACAACGTGCTGTTGATAGGCGACCTGACTACCAAGTTTGCCAAAGACTATGAGCACAACGCCGATGACATCAACCGGCTGCTGTACGTGGGCATCACTCGTGCCAAACAGTCGCTGCACATCGTGCTGCCTCGCAACGAGCAAAAAGGATTCCGGCTGTGAAAAGGCGCGATACCCAGACCATGTCTTTGTTTCCGCGCATTTCCGAGTGGTTGCCGCCTCAGGCCTTTCCCAACTTGAGCGAGGCCAGGGAAATTGCAATTGACCTCGAAACATGCGACCCGAACATGGAAAGCATGGGCCCAGGATGGCCCCGGCGGGACGGCTACATTGTGGGCTACGCTGTTGCCGTTGACGGCTGGGCTGGCTATTTTCCTGTTGCTCACGCTGGGGGTGGCAATCTTGATGGCCGTATCGTGGAGCGCTGGATGGCTGACGTGCTTGCGACACCGGCCGACAAAATATGTCACAACGCCGCCTACGACATCGGTTGGCTGCGCGCCTCGGGCTTCAAGGTCAACGGACGGGTCATCGACACGATGGTGGCAGCGCCGCTGATCGACGAGAACCGCTTCAGCTATGCGCTCAACAGCCTGGGCTTCGACTACCTCAAGGAGGTTAAGTCCGAGCAGGGGCTGAAGGAGGCCGCGCAGGACTTTGGTGTGCACGCCAAGAAGGAGCTGTGGAAGCTGCCCGCCATGCACGTGGGGGTCTACGCCGAGCAGGATGCGGCGCTTACGCTCAAACTGTGGCACCACCTCAAAGCGCTGCTCAAACGCGACGAGGTTGAGTCCATCTTCAACGTCGAGACGGAGCTGCTGCCCATCCTCATTGAAGTGACCCTGCGCGGCATCCGCTTTGACCGAGAGCGCTGCGAGAGCCTGGTGCGTGAAATGCGGACCAAGGAACAGGAGCTGCTGCGCACGCTTAAGGATCAGGCCGGGCGCACGGTGGACATCTGGGCTGCGGCCAGCATCGCCCAGGCCTTTGATAAGCTGGGCATCCAATACCCGCGCACGGCCCAAGGCGCACCGAGCTTCACCAAGAGCTTCCTGGACAGCCACGACCATCCGATGGCCAAGATGATCGTGGAGGCACGGGAGCTGAACAAGACTCACGGCACGTTCTTGGAGCCCTACCTCAAGCACAGCGCCAAGGATGGCCGCGTGCACACGCACTTCAACCAACTGCGCAACGAAGACGGTGGCACGGTCACCGGACGGCTTTCTGCGGCCAACCCCAACCTGCAACAGGTACCCGCTCGGCACGAGATCATCGGGCCGATGGTGCGCGGCCTCTTCCTGCCCGAGGAGGGCCAGCTCTGGGCGGCCAATGACTTCTCGTCTCAAGAGCCCCGGCTGCTGGTGCACTACGCCACGCTGCTGGAGTTGCCCGGGGCCGAGAAGATGGCGCAGGCGTACCGAGAAAACCCCGATACCGACTTCCATCAGATAATCGCGGACATGGCCGGGATCAAGCGCAAAGCGGCCAAGACGATCGGCCTGGGCCTGATGTACGGCATGGGCAAACAAAAGCTTGCCAACAGCCTGGACCTGCCACTGGACGAGGCCAGTGAGCTGATCGCCGCCTTTCACAGCAAGGTCCCGTTCCTTAAGGGCACCGTGGACGCGGTGATGCGCAGGATCGAGCACCCGGCCTCGGGCGGCGCAATCCGCACGCTGCTGGGCCGCAAGTGCCGCTTCCCGCTGTGGGAGCCCGTCGAGTGGGGTGTCAACAAGCCGCTGCCCTACGAGCAGGCCATTATCGAGTACGGCCGCCGCATCAAGCGTGCAGGCACCTACAAGGGCCTGAACCGACTGATCCAGGGGTCGGCTGCGGACCAGACGAAGGCCGCGATGGTGGCGCTGTACAGAGCCGGGTTCGACATCCGGCTGCAGGTGCATGACGAGATCGCGCTGTCGGTGCGCGATCAAGACGAGGCGGTCCAAGCCTCACGGATCATGGCCGAGGCGGTGAACCTGGAAGTCCCATCACGGGTTGACGTAGAGGTTGGTCGCTCGTGGGGCGAGGCGGCATAATGTGGGCGAGGCGCAATTCCGACGCCTCAACGCTGTTGGAACGGCTTTGGGCCGGGGCTTGTCCTCGGCCCCTTTTTTGACTTAGAAAGGAGAATCCAGCGTGGAAGATGATCCACCCAGCGTCCCTAAAAGAAAACGACCCATCACGCGTCTGCCCAAGGACAAGTACGTGCGCAAGACGCGCCGTGATCGTCTTTTGGCCAACGGGCTGCGAGAGCCCATCAAAAGGGGTGTAGCGAACAAGCGCAAGAAGCGCGGTCGTCCCAAGAAATCAGGCAGACCGCGCCAGTATCGCGAGAACCCCACGCGCCTGTCGCCGTCGTACCGCAAAGGTGCGAGGTGGCATAGCGTCGCTGTGCCTGAAGAGGCCTACGCCATGCTCAAGGAGATGGCGCAGTTCTACAAAAAGCCCATAGGCCGCGTTGTGGAGGACCTGGTCAAGCCTGCGTTTGACAGGGCTTACCAGGAGTCCCTCGTGTTGGCGCGTATCGCAGCAAACAAGGAGTAAGACCGTGCCGCTAAGGAAACACCCGACGACGGTGACCCTCCCCGTCGAACTCACTTTTGACATCCTCCCGCCACTTGAGGTTGAGGAACGCGTTTTCCCCGCCATGCTGGATATCGTCAAGATCATGGTGACGATCGTCGGTCCCAACGGTAAGCCACGGACCATCAACATCACCAATACGTTTAGCGAAGAAGAGATCATGATGCTGGAGGACGACATCATAGAAAACTATGAGCAATGAACTACGCTGTAAAAGTTACCTTTAATCCCACTACCGAAAAAGGATTCCCATGAGTAAGAGCCAAAAGATTCGTGACGCGTTCGCAAAGGACCCCAAGGCTAAAGTAGCGGTCCTCGCCAAGAAGTTAGGCGCATCAGTTTCCGTGGTGTACCGCGTGCGCAAAGAAGTACTTGACGCCAACGTCAAGACCCCAGAAGTGGTGCTGGACGGGCCGCAGGATGCCGGTGCCACCTGGACCGCTACGACCGATGACGCGGGCGACATCGCGGCCACCCTCAACGAGCGGGGCAACCGCTACGGCAGGTTCGCAGGCCATGCACAGATAACGCAGGAGATCAAGCGGGCAATGTCCCGACACGCCCTGGCCATGGACAAGACCTTCACCGACAGTCAGTGGGAGGCCCTGGAGATGATCGCGCACAAGATCGGCCGCATCGTCAATGGCGACCCTGACTACGTCGACTCGTGGGTCGACATCGCGGGCTACGCCAAGCTGGTGGCCGACGAATTGCGAGGGTTGGAGCGATGAGTATCAAAGCCCGCATATATGACGGCGCGCACATCACCAACATCAGCCCACCCGGGTGCCACAGCCAGTACGACGGGGTGTTTGTGCAAATAATAGGCACAACCTTCCAGAACGACCAGTGGCAGCGGGCTGGCATGACTCTTGAGATGAGCTACAAGGACGCCCTTGACATGGCCGTGGCCTTGTTCGACGCGGCTGCGAAGCATGCGGATGAGAGCGTCAAAGCGCTGCCCAGGTACGCTAAGAAAATCCAACGTCTTGCACACAAAAAGACAGGGCTACCCCCTTGACAAAGGCGGACCGGTCCTAGAAAATCAACTTGCCAACTTAGAAAGGAGAAAGGCATGAACTTTAGTCTTACTATGCACAACGTCATCGAGGTCGTCCTTGGGCCGGTGAAGGAGAACGTCTTTCCGTCCGGCGACAGCTATGCCTCGCGGGTCCTTGAGATCAAGACCAAGGACGGTAACTTCGAGATCGTCCTGTTCTCGCTTCATGTGGACGACGGCCACAAGGGGGAGCTGCTGAGGGTTAAGGCATGAACACCCCCTTCCACATGCGCAAGAAGGAGTTCTTGCTCTGGCACGCGGCCAACCCCAAAGTCTGGGAGTACTTCGAGCGGTTCACCATGGAGGCCATCCAAAAGGGCCACCGCCGCCTGAGCCACTGGCTGATCCTCAACCGCGTTCGTTGGGAGGTCTTTCTTCATACCACCGGCAGCGAATTCAAGATCAGCAACGACCACTTCGCCTTCTACGCCCGGCTGTGGATCACCACGCATCCACAGTACCGCTATATCTTCAAGATCAAGCGCATGGTCGACGAGCCGTGGCACGGGGACATGCCGCTATGACCGAGGAGGATGTCCCGGTGTTCCGCGTGCAAGGGCCACGGATCACGGTCCGCCGACCACGGACCGTGGTGGCTGCGATGACGGTCTCGCAAGAGGCCTTCATCGAGATCGACAGCAGCCACATGAGCCAGGACTTTCTGCTCAAGCTGATGCACCACGTCGGCCAGGGCAGCATCCGCGTCATGATCGCGGAGGCGCGCCATGAGTGAATTTGAGACGCGCGTGTGCGGCATCCCCTGCATCGTGCGGGTGCTGTCCTGGGAGCCCTACGTGCCCGCCAAGGTCAGCGGCCCGCCTGAGCACTGCTACCCGGCAGAGGGTGGCTGCGGCGAGTGGGAGATTCTTGACACTCGTGGCAGGCTAGCCCCCTGGTTGGAAAACAAGATGACAGACAAGGATCATCGCCTGTTGTCTGAAAAGGTTTTCAATCACATGGAGCGCCCGTAAAATCTGAAAGCCGGGTGCACTAGCATGGCAGATGTGAGCGTGTGCTCGGGGGCACGGCAAGAGGCGGACATTGCTGTGACCTCTCCCAGCCGCGAGGGGGGCGCGGAATCTGCCTTTCCCCCCACCCATTATTATCACTAGTAAAGCAAAATGAATATCATAACTATAGATTTTGAAACGTATTACGACAAAGACTATAGCTTGTCAAAGATGACTACGGAGGAATACATTAGAGACGAACGGTTTGAAGTGATTGGTGTATCGGTTAAGGTAG